GCTCCATGTGCGCCGGAATAGCTCCGGTCTTTAAATCATGAATACGAAGGAACCGGTTTCGAAACATGATGGTGTCGGCGGTGCCAAAACAATTTTCCGAGTAAAACAGAATTTGCTCCGGTATCATTTTGAAACCGATCGCGTCATTGACATACATGTTCAGTGTTTTTTGAGACTTCGGCAATTTCTGCCCAAGACGAATACACTGGCACGCAAATTCGTGAAGAACGGTTCCTTTTTGCGTAGCGAGGAATTTG